AAATAGAACAGCCATTATTTCAGGCATATTCTTTTCAAATCCTGCTTTTATAAAAGATTCAATATCTGCATATTCCCCGAGCGTCAGTTCTGAAAGGTCAGGATGCATTCCGTATTCAACACCTTCTATTTCAAATACCTTTTTCAATACTGTATCTTGTTCCCCTTGTAGCTCTGCTATCTTACTCATAATGATAGCAACATCTCTTATTGACAATTCCTTTACCAATTTCTTAGGAATATCTGAAAGAGCTAATATTGTTTCTTCAGCTTCTTTCGTTTTGCTTCCTGTTTCTAGGTCAATGACCTTCAGCCAAGTTTCTAAGTTCACATCTGACCAAGAGTTGATTAGATTATAAGTTTCTTTCTTTCCGTCTTTTTTAATTTTTACTTTCATAGTGTATAATATATAATAGAAATAATGATTATTTAGTTTATTCGTGTATATTTGCCGAGTTCTTCATATTCTTTCTTGTTCTGAAATAGGGTTGCTTATAATTAGGCAGCCCTTTTTCTTTGCTTGTCCCCTTATGTTAGCAGAAATGGGATTCACTAGGTTACTGAACAAAATACTTACCAGCATTAGGATTGTCTAAGTGATATATGACATTGTACCTTACCCCATCAATAGCGTGGTTGTAGTTATCTACATATAATTTTGATGACTTATCTGAGTATATATAATTATTTAATTCTTTAGCTATGTTAGTTGATTCAGGCGTTACCACTAAATGATAGTCTTGCATCCTAGTTATTCCGCTTTCAATAGTTCCTTTCTTAACAGGCTTGATATTTACCCCTAAGTGTTTTAAGTCTGCTATTAGTCTTGGTTCTGCACTATCAGCTATTATCAGACTTTGCCCGACTTTATCTAAAACTATTTGAGCAAGTTCTTGACTCTTTAATCCATTACGATATATATGTTCTTTTAAATATATCTTTTTGTGTTTCTTATCAATAGCCACTTCTGTTAAGCTGTCAGGGTCGATGCTGAATCCAAAGTCCATTCCGCAAGAAGTTTGTAAGTTATCAGGATTAAATTCTCCTATACTCCAATTATCAAATACAACTCCTTCTGCTTTGTCAAGCCATCCTCCTAAGATTTTGTGAGTGTACTTCTTAAAGTTAGTATGCTTTATGCTCTTAATACGCTCTAGGAAGCTCTGTGAGAGATTATCTTTGTTATCTAGGTATGTACTATGTATGTAGCATACATTTCCTTTAACGCCATTAAAACCACCTTCAACGCCTTTGCTCTCAAAGAACCTATCGTATATCCAATGTTCTTTAGTAACAGGATTCAATATTAGTATAATTCTATTCTGTATATCCTTTTCTCTAATGCTTAAATCTATAGTGTCAAAGATATTTTCATCTACAAGTTCTTCAGCCTCATCTAATACCCAAGTGCTTATTCCTTGTAATGACTTTAGACTAGCCGTTTGGTTTCCTGCTGAAGTTCTAATACCTCTAAATAATATATCTGATTTGTTTTTAGCATTAACAACTTCTGCTTTATTAATACTAAAGGTTTCATCAAATCCTAGAAGCCCTATCTTTTCTAAGAACTCAGGAATGATTGAAAGGTGGGCTGAAGTCATTGTGAACCTTGTAAACAAAACCCTTATACCTCTTGACATTGTCAATAGAGTTAGAAAGACTGTAACAGCAAAAGACTTTCCTGACCCCCTACCACCTGTAATAATAAAGTATCTAGCCTTAGAATCAAATAGAGGATTGTATTTCTTACTCAGTATCAGTGTCAATGAAAGTAATTAAAGGAAGGTTAAGAGCTTTATCGCCTGAAGTTACATCTACTCTATTGGTTTCATTCATACCACAAATGTTCTTTGCTCCGTGTATTACAACTGAAGGTACTTTGTCTTTTATACATTCATAGAATTTAGACATCACAAAGTCTTTAGCTATTAACTCAACGTCTTTTACTGCTTGAGCAAATACTTCATCTTCTTTTAACCACTTGTAGTAGTTAGTTCTTGATAGGTCGCAAGACTTTAAAGCTGTTGTAACTATCCCTAGACTTCCCTCTAGTGCTTTCAGCATTTGCTCCTTCGCTATTTTTGTTCTATTTTGTTCCATATTAAAATAAGTTTATTATATTTGCTTAATCGTTCTTTATAACTATGGTGCGATATTAAGCCCATCTTTTTATCGTATAAAGGCATCTCCAAGAGGGGGTGCTTTTTTTATATCTTCTCTGCTTTAAGTCCTGTAAATTGTTCCCATCTGTTTATTATAACATCACAGTACTTTTCGTCTAATTCCATTCCGTAACATTTTCTATTTATCTTTTCTGCTGCTATTAGTGTTGAGCCACTGCCTAGAAATACATCTAAAACAATATCAGATATTTTGCTACTATTATTTAAAGCTCTTAAAGAAAGTTCTATTGGTTTTTGTGTTGGGTGATATTCATTTTTGGATTCCCTACTTACATCCCATACTGTAACTTCATTTGTAGCACCATACCAATATGGAGCATTTCCTTTTTTATAACAATAAAAACAAGGTTCGTGCTTTTGTTTATATTGAGCAGATAAAGCACCAAACTGAGCCATATTTTTATTCCATATTATTTGACTTCTTATTTCAATCCCAACATCCCATAAATGAGAAGCCATATCAGCATACCCTGCTGCGTGCCATATATAAATAGGAGCTTTATCTTCAGTGTAAATAATTATATTAGGTAAAAAATCTTGATAAATATTTGTATTTTTTTGGTCGTTATCTAATTTTGTTCTTTTTGTTAATGCACCCCCTTGATAGTTTACACCATAAGGAGGGTCTGTAAATACCATATCAGCTTTTTCTCCATTCATTAGTTTCTCTACATCATCTGAGCTTGTACTATCTCCGCACATTACTCGGTGTCCTCCTAGCTGCCAAATATCCCCTCTCTTTACTATGCTTTCTTTTACTTCAGGTATTTCATCATCATCAATTAATCCTGCTTCAGGTTCTTTATCATCTTCATTTTCCCAAACGTCTAATCCCCATTCTGCAAGTTGTACGCTATCCCATTCGTTTGCTAGTATATCCCATTCCCATTCTCCAAAGCCTATATTGTCTTTAACGATAAACTCTTTCTTTTGTTCTTCAGTAAGTCCTTCAGCTATGTCTATCCATACTTCTTTTAATCCTGCATCTTTACTTGCTTTTAATCTCATATTTCCACCAAGCACCATCATATCTTCATCAACTACAATAGGTCTTAGCTTTAACATTTCCGGAAACTCCTGTATTGATTTGACTAGCTTTTTAAACTTATCGTTCTTTATGATTCTAGGATTGCTTGGGTTTCCTTTGACCTTACTTATCTTAACTTGTTGTTTCATAGTATATAATAGAATTTAATGTTATTTATTTAAAAGTCCTCATTGATACCTCTTTCACCTATCAGTTTTTCTTTTGCTCCATCCCAAAGTTTATCTCCTTTCTTGCTTAGGCTTTCTTCAGTTCTTATTTGGCTTGGCATCCCCTCAAGTGGTTCTGACTGCATATACTTACCACAGGGGTTGCAGTATGCCTCTTTAGTTTCCCAATCGCCATCTATATGAACTATAGTAGCAACTGACAATTCTTTAGTGTTTCCACATTTGCATTTATACTTTGTCATTTCCTTACTCCTGTTGGTGATAAAGCTCCTGTGAGTGTTTTAGGAGTCAAGACATCTAGTTCAAAGTGCAAATGATGTATAGCTTTTCTAATATCTTCAAGCCCTCCGTCCTCGTGTTTGTTCTTTGAGCGCAAGAGGTAAGTAACAGCTGTGCCGATATTATAGCTTAGATCAAAATTAGATACGACATCTTTTGCCATATATCCATTCTTGCCTTTGTAGTATTCAGGTATTTCTTTTGTCATAGTTTTATAGTAGTTAGTTGGTATTGGCATCTTGTATTTCTTTTAGTAATTGAGTAGGCGTATAGATTGTTAGTTTGTCATTATAGTTTTTATAGATGCAAGTAAAGTTTTCATTTTTACCTTTACTCCAAGTCCACAAGGAATTGACATTATTTTTAATGTGTCCTTTCAATACCCATTTAATCGTTTTGTATGTCCTTTGTTCTGTCATTGTATTTCTTTTTATATTTTAGTTTAGCGTAATCTTTTGAAAAGTCTTTACCTCTTTTGTTTTTTATATATGTTATTGGCTGCCCAAAGCCGAACATCATTTTGAAAGTTCCCATTGTCTTAGAACAGTACAGTTTTTCTTTAGTCATTATATTTATTATATAGTTTTTTTATTCCATCAAAGCAAGTTGAGATACAAGAACCGCAATTAGTTCCCGTTCCATAATTACTTCCGTAAATGGTATTGTATATCTCAATCATTTTCTTTTTCGCTTGTATGTCTTTTGCTCTCCCCGTTTTCAAGTCTTTCCATAAGTCTAGTATTTCATCTATCATTTCTTGAGGCAAGTCATCAGGTTCTTCCATTTCTGTAGTCTTTAGCCAATATGACTGAGGACATTCCATTGGTGCTATTCGTGCCTTGATTTTCATAAAACATTTGCAAACAGTACAATTTCCTAAAAGACTTGAATAGTAAACACAACCTTTACAGATAGCCATTCTATCTTCATAGATTTCATTAGGTACAAAGAACTTATTCATCTGTCAATTCTTTTTTTAATATTGTCCTTA